ATCGAAGGTGAACCACTACCATTAGATTATCTCCAGTTGTGGGATTGTTTATCATATGATATAACTGTTATTAAAAAAGCACAGTTACAATCAATGAAGTGTAAATTTAAATTAAAGAATGGAGATTGGCAGTATGGTGTTTATATGTTTACAGTTGATTCTGCTCATCCTGATTTTAACGTACTTGATACAGGGTTTAGTGAAGATATCGAGGACCACAAGTCTTATAATTTCATCATGTGTGATAATGGGCAGTTTGCTGCTCAGCCAAATAATCGATTAATTGTATTAGAGCCAAGTAGCAATCCAAAAGAATTGAAGATGCCAGATTTTAAGGTTGCCATGAAAAAATGGTCGGTCGAAACGGATTCAAAATGGGCATTAGGTGATACAAACACAGTAATGTACGAACAAGTAGAAAAGAAAGAAAAGAAATGAAAAAAATATTAAGATTTACCGCGTCATGGTGTGGGCCATGCAAATCATTAGCAATGAGTTTAGAAGAAGCAAACCTCGGTTTACCAATTGAAGTAATTGACATTGATATTCAATCTGACGTTGCAGTTGAATATGGTATTCGTGGTGTACCAACATTAGTGATGTTGGATGAAAACATCGAAGTTAACCGATTGGTTGGATCCAAAACCGTCACAGAATTAAAAGAGTGGGCAACAGTATGATTAAGAAAATCGAATCTAAACTTACGGATGAAAGAAACAGTTTCAAACCNTTCAATTATCCTTGGGCATATGATGCATGGTTGAAACACGAACAATCACATTGGTTGCATACAGAAGTTCCAATGTCNGAAGATGTTAAAGATTGGAAAAAGAAATTAACAACCGAAGAAAAACAATTTCTAACACACATCTTCCGTTTCTTTACACAAGGCGACATTGATGTTGCTGGTGGATATGTTAAGAATTATTTGCCATATTTTCCACAACCAGAAGTGCGTATGATGTTGTTAGGTTTTGCTGCAAGAGAAGCATTACACGTTGCTGCTTACAGTCACTTAATTGAAACTTTAGGTTTACCTGAAGCCACATACAACCAATTTTCAGACTATCAAGAAATGAAAGACAAACACGATTATGTGTTGGACATTTCTTCTAAAAATGGTAATGCAGCNTCAACTGCAACTCATATNGCCGTGTTCAGTGCNTTCACCGAAGGTATGCAGTTATTCTCTTCTTTCATTATGTTGCTTAACTTTCCACGTACAGGTAAAATGAAAGGTATGGGACAAATCGTTACTTGGTCTATTGTTGATGAAACACAACATGCTGAGTCTATGATTAAATTATTCCGAACCTATATAGAAGAAAACAAAGAGATATGGAATGATGAACTCAAAGGTCGTATCTATACTATTGCAGAAAAAATGGTTGAACTAGAAGATAAATTTATCAACCTTGCTTTTTCAATGGGTGCTATGGAAGGACTTTCTAGTGAAGATGTTAAAAAATATATTCGTTATATTGCCGATAGACGCCTCATATCTCTTGGTCTTAAAGGCATTTTTAAAGTGAAGAAAAATCCATTACCTTGGGTAGAGGAAATGATTAACGCACCAACACATACAAACTTTTTCGAGAACCGTGCAACCGATTATGCAAAAGGTGCATTGTCTGGAAATTGGGGTGATGTGTGGGCAAACTAAAGGAAAACATATGACAACAAAAACAATAACAGCAGAGTGTAGTAGTTGTGAATCCAGCTATGATGTAATTTATATGCAAGAACTTGTATCAGAAGAATTACCCGAGTTTTGCCCATTTTGTGGTGAAACCATTGATTCATTATCCGAAGAAGAATATATAGAGGATGATGAACTCAATGATGATAATGAAAAATGGGACTAAACTGGATACATAAAGATAAAGATTTTACAGAAGATTTAATTGGTGAGTATTATGGATTCGTGTATCTTATAACCAACAATGTAACAAATAAAAAATACATTGGTAAGAAATTCTTTTACTCCTCAAAAACCAGACAAGTAAAAGGTAAGAAGAAACGTTTCAAAGTTTCCTCGGACTGGCAAACTTATTATGGTAGTAACGAGGAATTAAAAAAAGATGTTATAATACACGGACTAGATTCGTTTAGCCGAGAAATTATACATTTATGCAAAAGCAAAGGTGAGTGTGGTTATCTTGAAGCAAAAGAACAGTTTGTAAATGGTGCTCTGGAAACAGATGACTATTACAATTCTTGGATTATGGTAAGAGTAAGAAAATCACACATTAAAGGATTGCAATGCTAGATTATTTGAAAGACATTAGTGAAGAATTTGATGCATTATTCTTTTTACCAATGGAAGATGAAGATAGTATCAACATCGTAACAAATAAATACAAAATTCCAGGTCAACCAATAGAAGGTAATATTATTGGGTCTTGGTGGCATATCTTGTTGTTTAAATGCAACGAAGAAAACGGTACAGTAGAACATCTGGACACATTTGATGCAATCTTTGCCGATCCTAGGGAATACGTATCGCAATTGATTCCACAAGGGTGGTACGGTTTAGTCGCAAAGAAAACCACAACCTCAAATAATTTCCTAGATGATGCTGTTGACAAATTCGAATCAATGATGTAAAATAGTAAAATCTAAACTAAAAGTATATTATGATTCTCGTTGATCTTAACCAAGTATTGTTGTCAGGCCTAATGGCACAAATTGCCAGTCAAAAAGGTGTTAAACTGGAAGAGGGTCTTATAAGGCATATGATCCTGAACATCATCAGGACGCACCTAAAGAACTTCCGTGAAGGATATGGCGAAGTTGTGTTGTGTGCTGACAACCGCAATTATTGGCGCAAGGAGTTCTTTCCCTTCTACAAGGCCGGTCGTAAAAAAACTAGAGAGAAATCTGAACTTGATTGGCATTTAATTTTTGATATGCTTTCAAAATTCAAACAAGAACTCAGAGATAATTTCCCATACAAGGTAATTGATGTCGATGGTGCAGAAGCTGATGACATTATTGGCACACTTGTACCACGACACATTATGCATGAAAATATACTAATAATTTCCAGTGATGGTGATTTTCTACAATTACAGATGTATAATGGTAGAAATGAGTTTAGTATTAAACAATACAATCCAACACAAAAGAAATTCTTAATTTCCAAAAGTCCAATGGATGAATTGAAAAATAAAATCATCACTGGCGACAAAGGTGATGGTATTCCAAACATACTTTCACCGAGTGACACGTTTGTTCGTGGAATCCGCCAAAAGGTTATGACAGAAGCCAAACTCACTAAATTTATGTCACAAAACTATGGTGATTATGATGATGAAAATGCACGTATCGGTTTTTCACGCAACCAGACATTGATTGACTTGAGAAACATACCTATTGATATACAAAATAAAATTATAAATACTTATGAAGAAACCAAACCAGCGCCTAAGGGTAAAATACTGGATTATTTGATTGCAAATAAACTGAAAAGTTTAATAGATGTTATTGGGGAATTTTAATGAAATCGTTATATGAAGTTTTTGATGAATTTGAACTAGCAAAAAACAAAAAAGAAAGAATGGATGTAATTTCCAAAAATCTTTCAAAAACATTGGTTGATGTATTAAAGCTAGCTTATCATCCAAAAATTAAATGGAAAATTAAAGAGTTGCCGGAGAACTATAAAGTTCCTACGGATATGTTACCTGGCATCACGCATGATAGCCTTAATGGACAAATACGTAAAATGTATATGTTCATGGATGGTGATGCAACCGCAGAAAAATTAAGTGAACAACGTAGAAATGAATTATTAATTCAAATGTTAGAATCGATTGAACCACGAGAAGCAGAAGTTTTATTGGGTATCTTCCAAAAAGATTTGGGAGTAAAAGGGTTAGACTATAAATTTGTAAAAGAGGCATTTCCAGACATGTTGCCATGACAAAAAAAGAAAACATCATTATCGTATCTGGTGAATTTGATCCTGTATCTTATGATGAGTTTAAATTATTAAAAACTTGTAAAACAAAGTGTGATTGGCTTGTTGTCGGCATACATTCCGATTCTTATATGGAATTATGTCGATCCGGTGCCAGAAACAACTTTTCACAAAGAAGAGAAGTCGTGGAAAGTTTTCCTTTTGTCGATGAAGTGTTTACA